TTCGTAGAAACCAAAGGGGTCTGGATGGTCCCAGTCCACCCAGCAGACGGTTACTACCGTTGAGTCGTTAGACCGAGCAACGTCAATCCCCACTACTACAGGGGTACGCCACCACTGTTTTACTAACGGCATAGATGGGTCGTAGAGTCTTTCCATTCGTTCTTCAGTAACAAACATTCCCTTTTCCAGCATCCATCGGTTGCAATACGACATCTGGAATTCGTCAGAGTCTTCACCAATGCGTAGTTTTTCTTTGGCAATAAATTTCCCGTAGTTAGCGTTATACTTAGAAGCAACTTTGTAGTCGTACTCAAAATGGCAGTCTCGTATTACTTTTCTACTTTGGTTAATACGCCGTTTGTTATATTGAATCATCTTGTAGAAATAGGACTTGTTACGAGAAGCCGTTCCAGTAAGCATGATGCTTCCGTTGTTAAACGCCAACATCGGCTTGATTGACTTGGTAATCATAAACTCATCGGCTTCCTGAGCCTCGTCAATAAGCACAAAGTGGTAAGTTTTTGATTCAATCTTTGCTTTTGGGTTACAAGTCTGCATACGGCAAATTGAACCAGAACGCTTCATGGTGATGATTTTTCCCTTACCACGAGTACCACCAGAGGTAGCCTTGTCATCAAGTTCAGGGTCAAGAAGAAAACCAAGAGCGTGGTCGCTAGTCAAACGACTTACGATACGACTAAACACGGTGTCTGCCTGGTCTTCAGTTGGGGCAAATACTCCGACCCAGAAACCTTTTTCAAACTTAGATAACCACGTTGGATAGATGCCTGAAAGTTTTGGAAGGATAACCATCATGGATGCAAGTACGTTGGAGAGCACTTCAGACTTACCAGATTGGCGAGTTGCAATTAAAGTTATTTCTTCACCGTCACCTAAAACAATGGATTCAATGATTCGGTACGCAATAGGAATCTGGTACGGAAATAATTCAACATTGCAAAATTGCTCGGTAAAGAGAACCAGTTTTGTAACTAACTGGTCAACAAATTCAGCCGAGGTTTCGTCAAGTTCCTCAACTAATTCTTCGGCTAGTAACTCTTGTTCTTGGTCCAATAGGGAATCCGACATACCCTACAAGCCTACCTCACTTTAGAAAAGCGATAGTTGGTCAGGGTTATTGGGAGCAAATAGGCGGCGATTTGCTTCCATGTCTTCCACCACTTTTTCTACTTGAAGAAGAAAATCGTACAGATCATCAGTATCTGCCACCAACTTGTAGTTAATTCGTTTCAAAAGACCATTGTGTGGGAATGCTTGAACACGAATTGCTAGGTCATTTGCTAGTCCAATAGTTCGGTCCATCTTAAGTTCTTCTGGTGCTCTCATTGCTTCCTGCTCTCTAGTTCTGCCCAAATTATCTGTAATGCTTCTACACAGTCACGAACTTCACTTGCAGGAGCGTCTTTATATCTCCACGCATCAAAAGAAGCGCCTAAAGACATAATGGAGTTATCCATCCAACCATACAAAGAGGAGTTATCTAATTTAGAGGCTCGTTGCTGTGCTTTACTTGGCGGAAGTTTATCATGTGATTTTTCTTCCTTTTTAAATATCCCTAGTGCCACTGCTTTATCTCCTCTACTGTTGTATCCATCTCACGACCACCAAGAGCAAATAGTAGCCCTTCTCTTTCACCCTTGATGTTGTTCTTCTTGCATACTCCGAATTGTAATAAATACCGACCAAACCTTAATTGTGGTCCTTTACCTTTACGCCAATACCTACCAAGTTCTTGACATGTACCCATAGCAATATGCGGAATATTAGGAGTACCCGTGTTACGGATAATCCAATAAAAAGACCAAAGCCCACGAACCTTATTCATGGGTCTAGATACTAGCGGTTATTGCCAGTCAAGGGGGAGTTGAGATTGCCGTGTATCTTGTTTCTCAATATCAGGGTAACCTTGGTCTGCTTGTTGCTGGCTAAACGCACCGTGCTGTAGTTTTCTACCCAACGGGGTTGCTTGTTGCCTATTAAAATGGTCTGGGTCGTAATCAACATACCCACCACTCATACCGCCAGTATTAAAAGTTTTACCCTTTGACAAGGCTTCGTAGAAACTCTTTGCTTGGTACACAGGAACATTGTTGAATACGTACTTGGTTGGGTTCTTCCTTCCCTTCTTTCCACGGAAGTCCATGTATATATCCCCCACCATAGTTTCTGGGTTAAAGAAGTACTGAACAAAAGTAAAGCGAGTACTGTCTTGTCCGTTGGTTCGTTCACCCAGCATGTCATCAGTTGCGTTATCTACGCCACCAGTATTAGCCACCCAAGGGTCAAAGCACTCCTCACGGTTAAATAAGTTTTCTTTTGTCTGTTCGTCAGAAAGGGCAAACGCCTGTAAGGAGTCCTTGATTCTTGCTTTACCAGCGTTTCCTAAACCTCGTGCTCTAGCCATACCCCAATTATAGTTTGTTATTAAATCTCAGGCAGAGTTGCCATTCAGCCTTACCTACAACAGGCCAAACTAAGTCTGTAATGTGGTTGTCTTTCCACGAGTTGCCATTAGGGATAAGACTAAAAACATTTTCAATGCTTGGAAACCCCATCCCTACAAGTAAATCTTCTATTCGTTTCTCATGGGCATTCCAGTGGTGTGGAGCGTTATCCCACCAAGGGTTATCTCCTAGGTCTTCTGGTTTCATGTGCTGGTGCTCTAGTACGGCTTCAACTAGCCACCACGGGAGTTTTTTTTCACTCCATAATTTTATTGTCTTAAAGACATCTGGGCAAACGATGAGCATTGGAGCACCTGGTTTAGCCACACGAGACATATCACGAAGGAACGCAGGGACTTCAGCCCATGCAATATGCTCTAGAACATGACTCATCAGTACTGCATCAAAGGTTGCATCATCAAATGGGTACGGTTTTCCAGGTTCTACACGAATGTCTGGTTTTGTTTCCTCATTTTCCCAAACATCGGTATTTACCCAACCCTCGGCATAGTGTGTCCCACAACCTGCGTCAAGTAGTTTCATGCAAAAAAGAGTATCACAGGTTTATTTTTACTTCCCCATCAAAGGAAACACCTTCAAGGTTGAAGTTTACAAAAGGATTTAAAGAGTAAACCTTTGCTCCAAAGTTTTCTAGTATCCAGCGTTTTACTTCTATTAGTTTCGTATTGTACTCAGACCACGGGTTATCTCCTGGCACATAGTTATTAAACCTGTCAACCCCATTTAACTTTCCACAATCAGCCCCCACTAAGACAATATGTTTAGCACCCAAATATGCTGCTAAATGTATTGACCCATGAATACTTGAGTTCCCAATCATCAACCCAACTGTTGGGTTGTCTTTACCAAATGGGTCAAAACTATATCCAGGTTCTCCTGTAGTTGTTTCAAACAAAATTACGTTTGCTGGAATAGGGCCAGACCATTCTTGTCTTGCACCATGTTCTTTTTTGGGAGCAAACACAAATCTAGACGATTCTGCCATCTCTAAGGAATCTAAATGATAATGAGAAAACGTAAAATAATTAGTCAACCCAAAAGTCTTCCCAACAAAATTAACACCAACACATATTTTGTCATCAAAAAACGATGGGTCAAGGAAGTCTAATGACCCACCAGAACCAAGAACCCAGATGGTTTCTCCCTTGTGAATGTCTTTAAAAGACTCTAGGGTTCTTATAGTGCGGAGATTTTCTCCATTACTTTGTTCCATTCAATACCACACACTTCTATTGAAAACTTTTCTTTAACTGTTTCGTAGTTTACCATTACCTCATCTTTACGCATGCCTGGGTCAAGTAATTCCTTTAAGTGATATTTCCATTCCTCTGGGCTTTTAGCAACCCTTCCAACCCCAGCATCTGCAAGATACTGATATTCAGGTGAGTACGATGCAATGAAAGGAACACCAGCAGCAGCATACTCAAGCCCTTTGATAAAAGATTTTGCATGGTTAAATTCAACATTGTTTAGGGGAATTAAGCCAATGTCTATAGGTGGGAACAATCTAGGGTAATCAAGAATTGGAGCCATTGGCATAATAGTTGATTTCTGTCGGTAATGCCCAAGTTGTGAATACGCAAAAGGAGCATTATCTGTGTGACCAGAATGATGAAAAGTTAAGTTATGTTGTTTTAAAAACTTAGGAACGTGTGGGTTAAGGCTTTCTAAATCACTAGAACGCCAAGGTGTAGCACCAACCCAACCAACAACAGGTAGACGCTTTGCTTTATCCACACGCATAGTCCAACGGTTGATGTCTATACCGTTGCGAACTAGAAACACATTCTTTCTTTTCTTTGAGTAAAAATCGTACAGAAATGGAGTAGACGTAATTACTGCGTCTGCCTCGTCAATCATGTGGAAGTAATGGTCACGATTATTTTCTGGGTGAAGTTTTGGGTCTGTAGCCGCATAAGCACGATTAGTTGGTTCAAGACCTTCAAAGAAGTCGTCAATATCTACAACGATTTTTTGTCCCATTTTCTTTGCTATTTTTACCATGTCGGTAATTTCTTTACGCATTACTAACTTAAATACAAGAATTTCCCAACCGTGAACGGCTTTGTCGTTAGCAATTATTAGCCCGTATCCGTGGTCTTCGTGCCAGCGTGGAAAGCCCATACCAACTTTCCAGCCAAACTTCTCTAACTCTTTCATGGGGAGAAAGCAGCGATACCACGCACAACCGTTTGGTTGTAATGGCTTCGTTCCGTGCGCCCAATCGTATGTCAAAAAACCAATCGTTTTGTTACCCATGAACCTCTACTCTTCGTCTGTGTCACTACCCTTTCCAGCAACAGCAAGGAAGTGTACAGCAAGACCAGCCACAGTAATCCACACACCCCAAGTTAGGGTTTGTCCAGACAGGGTAATAAGAACCATGCCTGTTCCAGCCAGTGTCCAAACCAGCCCATGTACTTCATTCCATAGTCTTTTCACAATGCTCCTTAGTTAGGGTCGTTTTGCCTATTTACGCTTGTCTACGAGCCTCCAAGGAGGCTCTACGGGGCTTGTGGGCTTATCGTCTACGACTAGAAACAACTGGTGCAGGCAGTATAAATGATACCGTAGTTACGGCGATGATAACCCTGCGCCCACTAACAGGTATCACTGAGCCAATTGCGGTATAGGTGTCAAAGACACCCTCGTAAATGTTTAATTCTTCTTCAAAAGATTCCTTAACGGCTTCTGGGGCATCCTGCACAGCGTCAACAATTGCAAGACCATCCTCTGAAGTTACATCCGAAGCCACGATTGCATCAAAGACTTCAGTTGCTTGCTCTCCTGAAACGCTTTCCAGCACTTTGGCGCTCGTTGCTAGTTCGGTGGCTTGCTCTTCACTTACTCCGCCTTCTTGAGAAATAACCAAATCCACCACTTGAGCAACCTGATTGTTTGTAATGGTGGCATTTTCAAGAACATTCACTACTTCGGCAAACTTGCTGTCAGAGATTTCAGGTGTCAAAATAGCGTCAAAGGTCTGTGTCAAAACTTCATCAGACACCTTTTCGTCAAAGATGGCATTGATAACAGTGTTAAATTCTTCGTCATCAAGTGGGCTACTAAGGATTTCTTCTGCAAGAGCAACAGTTTCAGCATCAGACAGGTCATCGTCAAAAGCAGCCGTAAAGACCGCCTCTAGTTCTGCCGAGGAAAGGTCGGAATCCAGCATGTTCTCAACAATTGCGCCCATTTCTTCAACGCTTGCTTCTGCGCTAAAGACGGTATCCATTACAATTGTAAGTTCTTCGCCTGAAAGATTAGAACTCAGCAAAGAAACTAAGACTTCAGACACCTGCTCGGTATCAGATGTATCGGAAAGTACGGCATCCATTACAGTGGAAAACTGTTCTGTTGAGAGGTCGGCGCTCAAAACCTCATCAAGTGCAGCCGTTATCTCTTCCGTAGAAGCATCTGAGGTAAATGTGTTCTCAAGAATGTTATCTAATTCTGTGTCAGATACAGTTTCTCCGACAAACGGTAGCGTTTCGTCTGTGTCAACGATAGTATCTGGGTATGTTACATCTGGTATTTGATCTGTTATCTCAGTCGGTATCTCTTCTGGGATTAGTATTGGTGTTTCTTCGGGAAGCGTCACCTCTAGAGTGGGTTCCACTACTACTGTCGTTGTGGTGCCTGTCGGTACTTCTACGACCTCTTCGGGAACGGCAGGGGCGATAGATGTTGTTGTGGTGCTTATTGGCATCGCCGTTGTCGTGGTACTTGGCTCTGGCACTGTTGTGGAAGTTGAAGAAGTAGATGAAGTCGTATTGTTGGGTGGCTCTGTCGTTGTTGTCGTTGTTGTCGTTGTCACTGGGGTCGTTGTCGTTGTCGTTGTTGTTGTTGTCGTGGTGGTTGATGCTAACGTGGTGGTTGTAGAAGAAGTAGTTGTAGAAGAAGTAGTTGTAGTCGTGGAAGACGTAGTCGTTGTTTGTGAAATACCGTTCCACAAAGACAAATTACTGATTGTTAAGTGACCTGGCTGGCAACAGGT